GAGAAAGAGGTGCGTTATTGGGATAGAGCCGCTACCGAGCCGAGTGAAACAAGCCCTAATCCCGATTATACCGTTGGAGTTAAAATTGGCAGACTCAATGACGGGCGATTTATTATTACGAATGTGGAACGATTCAGAGCTAGACCGCTTGAAGTAAAAACAAGAATAAAAAATATTGCGTCACAAGAGCCTGACTGCAAGATAGGACTTGCAAGAGACCCTGGTCAAGCTGGAATTGCTGAGGTAGATGATTTGATCCTTCATTTAGCTGGATATGATGTTGTCGCAGTGCCAGAAGTAACTAAAAAGTATTTACGCTGGATACCTTTATCTGCACAGGTTCAGGCTAAAAATGTATTACTGCTTAAGGGGGCATGGAACGAGGCTTTTATTGAAGAGTTAACAGCGGTGACTGATAACCCAAAAGAATATGATCATGATGACCAAGCTGATGCAGCAGCAGGGGCATTTAATCTTATTGTAAATGAAAGCGTAGGCGATGCTTCTGCTGGAGAAGCTTTGTCAAAGAGGTATGCACAATGAAGCTGCCGTTTGGAATAAAGCTGCCATTTTCATGGTTTGGAAGAAAGGAAATAACTCCTCCAGCAAATACCACTGATATAAGACCTGGAAGGGTTGAAATGACAGGTGGCTTACAAGCCAACAGCGAAATGTTAAAGGCTTTATATGAGGGTTCTTATAAAGGACTGGAGTTTGCTTCTCCACTGTGCTATACGCCTATTGCAACACTGGTTTCCTTAATGGGGATTCCTATACCAACGAGTAGTGATAAAAGGACGCAGGAAGTTTTAAACGAAATAACATCTCAAATGTTTAGTAAGTTTAGCAAGCTTCATGCGCGCTCTCTTTTACATGGTACGGCGTGGAGATTTCCAAGATATAACAAAGACTATGGGCTGGTTTGGGAAGAGATACCTGATAATATTGTTGTTGATATTCTGGTAGATATAACTTCCAATCGTGTTAAAGAAATATACACCAGCGAACAAATAACACTAAAAACAGGCAAGTCTATAAGAGATACAGTTCAGCGTGACAGGCATTTTACACCAGCAAAGGTAATTGTTAAATATAACATTGGCAAATATAGCGATTATACCACCCGCAACATTGCAGGTACCTTGCCTGTATCATTTTCAAATGAGACAGATGAGTCGGAGATAAGAGGACGCTCTGTATTGGCAAGGATATTAAGAGACCTTAAAGATTATCATGATATTGACTTTATGATTTCAAAGATACTTGCCAAGTTTTCTCCAAAACAAGTTCAGAATATTAGCAATTTGGATTCTTGGTTGGAAAATAATCTTGGAACTAAAAATAGGGATAGGTTAATTAGTTATGATTTGTTTGAAAGGGATTTTATATTAAACATTGCAGATAAAGAAAATACGCAATATGTGTTTGCCCCAAGTGATGTTACTGGTGCACATGAAAAAGCGCTCCAGAGAAAGTTTTTAAAACTTATTGAAGGTACGGGAATCCCTGAAATATTTTGGGGTGGGCTTGCAACTGGCAACCATGCAACCACGCGGGAGCAGTGGCAACAGGCAATTCAAAAAACTGAATCAACAAGAAATCAATATAACGAGGCATATAAACAATTATTCAGAGGATCACTTAATATTTTGGAAGTTGTTAATGCAGAAAAGTATGCTGATTTTAAAATACGCTGGAATAATCTTGAAGCTGTTGATGAAAAAACAAAGGCAGAGATATTCTCAAGGTTTGCATCGGCTATTAACACAATGGCAAGCAGTGGAACAATAACTCTTAAGCAATTATATGAATTGTGGAAAAAGTTTTCCCCTGATAGCGGGATGGGTACCTATGAAGAGTTTATCAAAGAGCTAAAAGAAATGGCTAGCTTTCAGCGTCTTGTAAAAGCGGATTACTTTACAGGGCTTGATGGCTTTGGAGCGGGGGGGCAGCGGTGACTAAAGACGAATTTGAAAGAGCTAATAGAGTCGCTCGCAGAAATGCTTCTACATATACATTGATGTCTTTAAAAAGAGCGCATGAGACATATAGAAGTGCAGCAGAACAAGCAAGGCTAAAGCTTCTTGTATCTTTAGACTCTGAGGCTAGTGAGCTGACACAAGATAAATGGATAAGCATTGCAACACAATTACAAGACATAGCAAACAGTATTTCAAGTCAAATAGACACAGCATTAAGGGCAAATGTTCCAAAGGCAGTTGATGGATTTATACAACCCAATATCAAACACATGACAGATCACATGGTAGGCATTAAAGATATAAACAAAGTATCAATTGAAGCTATCGGGGTTGCCATAAATACCAGAGTTGTAGATGACATGATTAAGCGCATGGAAGAATTTACAACTTCATATAGTGATAGAATCTGGAAACTGAAAGATGCATGGATGGATGATGTTAAATCAATTGTCACTGTTGGAATGGCGCAAGGATTATCACCTGCAAAAATAGCAAAAAGCCTTACTGATTATACGAAAGATGGAAAGGTTGCGCTTGCCAAGCGTTGGGGTGCGCTCTCTGCTGATGCAAAAGACATTGCGAAGAGAATACCTAATAATATTGATTATCGGGCGTTAAGGCTTGTAAGGTCAGAGATGTATGCATCTATACAAAATGCACAAGCGCAAGCTGGAAAAGATAATCCTGGATGTAATGGTCTTTACGATTGGAAGCGAAATCCTGGAGCAATACATGACTGCAAAGAATGTGAAGATTATGCAAGCAATAGCCCTTATGAATATGACAAGATCCCTGACTATCCACATCCTAACTGTATGTGCGCCGTTGAACCACAGCTTAGAAATAGAGATGAGTTTGTAAATGATTTAATCGACTGGGGGAATGGTAAGTCTATAGATTATTTAGATGATTGGTATAACTCAACATATATGTCAAATATGAAAGGCTCTACTGCGGAAGAACCTAAGAAAGATGATGGCGTTTTCAAGAGAGCAACTCCTGAAAAGGTAATGACTTTTATGGAAAATGAGTTAGATGGTAATGAGAATGCATTGAAGTGTTTTAAGGCATTTTATAAAGAAAGCGCTTCGTCTGATGATAGATTTATAATAGAAACGCTATTTGAAGAAGGGCATACTCCAGGTTTTAAAAATGTTAATCCAAGCAAGTCTGCTCAATATGATTTTGATAATAACAAAATGTTTTTAAGAATTAATATTGAGCAGGATGGTGTATACAATCCCGTTGCGCATGAGTTTGGTCATTATGCAGACTTTCAATTGGCAAAACTATTAAAAATTGAGCATAGCCTAAGCAATCAAGTGTATTCAAACAAGCACTTAATGGAAGCGATTCGAGATGACTGGCAGCTTTTTAATAGCAAACATGCCGATAATATAATAGGTAAGATAAATACAATGACTTCATCGGAACATACTGGAATAACAGATATATTTTCTTCTTTTCTTTCAAAATCAGAAGTAGGGGCTTTAAAAAGGGGAGTTGGATATCATGAGTATGAATATTGGCAAGAAGATATAACCAGAAGGCAGTATGAATGCTTTGCATCAATGTTTGAAGCAGGGAATACGTTATCTATGCGTAAAGCATTTGAAGATTATTTGCCTAATGCTTGGAAGTGGTATGGAGAAATGAAAGAAGATATTTTGAGGAGGTTGAAATATGAAAATCAATAATCAAGAATTTGATGAATTATGGAATCAGTATAAAGAAAGGTTTGGCGGGAAACAATTAAGTACACCAATGCCTGATTTATTCTTTGTTTATAAAGATAAAGATGGCAGCAATCATTCCTTAGGATCATTAAACAACGAAGAAGAATTGATAGCTCTATTTAAAAAAGGCTTAGAGACTAATACAGATATTTTATTAGAATTTCCAGTAATTGATTTATCTGGCAAGGATGGGAGACTTTTATAGTGCAATAGAATGCAACTAAATATTTTATATATAGATAACATCTAAAACTCTGGGAGGGGAACTAAATGTTAAATAACTCAATACCGAAAGGTGTTCAAATACTCAATTACCGTTCTGCACATACACAGGAAGAAGTACCAACACTTGTACCTAACAAGATAATGGAACACTTGCTCGAAGGTGATGATGATCCATTCTATAAAACCGAAGTCTTAG